AGGATTAAATGATGGATAGATGGGATTACCATCAGCATCATGAGGATATACATTATCTGTACATCCCTTTACTACCTCACCACTGAGTCCCTGAGTATCAATCTTATCCATCTAAGGGTCTCCCATGCTTATCAACTAGACCTAGTTTTTGAACTTGACCTAGATTAGATTTTCTATACTTTTTAATCTGTTTATATTCTTTGATAAGTTTATCTACCTGGTCCTGATAGACCTTAACATTCAACTCTTTAGATTCATTATTAACAAATCCCACTCCACTATCTTCTTTATCTCCTTGCGCCTCTATGTAATCATTGATGCCATTCTGAATCTCACCTTCTATGATGTCACTAATCTGAGACTTCAGTTCTTCATCTTTCATTTTCTTTTCCTCTTTACTTTCTTTTCTGGTGGAGGATTCATTCCATTCCAAGTTCTGGGATTCATATTACCCATAGTCCAACCTATATTCTGCAATCCTTCTTTATACTTATCATAATAGTGATCAAAAATTTCTACCTTACTATCTGCTAGAACAATATCATAGGTTAGTTTTTCTTCTGCAACATAGGTAACAAGATAAGAACTCTTAGGGAGTTTCTTATCATCTGCTGCCTTCTTCTCACACTTTTCATGAATAACTTTCATTACTAACTCCTTCCACCCCACTCAATGTCTGGATATGCTTCTTCCACTACTTCAAAAGAAACATCATACATGTCCTCTAGGTCTCTATCCTTTACTGCAATAATAATGTCTGCCTCTTTAGGATGAAGACCTTCTAGCATCTGTATAAAGATAGTCTCTCTTCTGATAGTAGATAACTGATCATTACCACCCTTAACAAAATTGTATAGGGATCTCTGTTCTCTACGTAATGAAGAATGATCTGTACCTAGAGGACTTTCATTTGGTTTGTAAGGAACCTTTCCTTCAGGAAGAAGAGAAATAATTGAATCATCAAAGTTCCATATAAAAAGACTCTTTATGATGTCGCATTCATACTCTCTAAGTATAGCAACTTTCTTTGCGTCAGTCTTCTGTTCAGATACCAATTCAAGTATCTCATTCATAAAAGGATTGGAAGGTAACTTTTTAGATACTGTCTTCCTTGGTTTCCTAGTAGTCTTAGTTCTAGGACTCCCCGTCGTCGTCTTCATCGAGTTCTCTGTCATGGTTTTCAATTCTTAAGGCTAAAATTTCATCAGGAACTAAGTTCCCATTTGAGTCAAACATCTCTGGATGAGAGTAGACAATCTGTGGTGTAGTATCATATGAATGTTGTCTTGCCATCCATCCTATCATACCTCCCACTAATATTGCAAGGATAGACACTAGTGTCATAAGTGTCAAGGTTACTACAAGTGTTTCTGACATGGCACTCCTCCAGAGAGTTATTTTTTTCTAAGATCAATGTAAAAATTTAAGTGAAATACAATCTCCCTATTCCATAGAGCAATTAGATTTCCAAACTTTACTTGAAATGTTTTAGGTTTTTCTGGTTCCTCTGGCTTGCTCCTCCTTCTGAGTAAAAGTTCTACCCCTTTATTAAGAGTAGGTTCTGGGTTATTTAGAAACTTTTCTTCGTCTTCCAGGTTTTCTGTCACGTTGATACCTCCATGCATCCTCCAATATAGTATACAAATATGCTTTTATTTTTCTTGCTTGAGGTTTAGGTATGTGACCATATGCCTCACGTAATTGTTTATGATTGTTATCAGCACCCCCTTGAATATATTGCTCAAGCTCTAATACTTGATCAGATATTTCAGCAGCAGTAGAACTCTCTACAAAGGAATCTATCTCTGCCTTTCTAGTCTTACGATACTTAAGAAAATCATAAAACTTGAGTTGCATCTTACCATCAAACGCAAGTTCAATGGCATGTTCAATCATGTCATATACAGTTTCAAAGTCGTCAACTTTTTTCATTAGACTAAATTCTTCTCCTTTAAATACTTAACTGTTTCTGAGCATCCACCTAGATTGGTGGAGTCTATTACTACTTGAGGGAAAGTACATCCTTGACCAAACTGACCATAGAAACTTTTCTCATCAAAGTCTTCATCTAGTTTATAAACTCGATGATTTAACCCTGCTAATTGTAACACCTGAACTACCTTAGTGCAATAAGGACATCCATCTTTAGAATAAACTGTAAAGTTATTCATCATCTTGTTTTGATCTGTTTTTAATAATGATTCTATCATTCTTGTAATCAGGAACAAACTCTAAGACATCATCATTACCCCACATGAGTTCTTCATATAAAGAGTTGAGTCTGTCCATATCTTCCCAGAGATCATTTACATGATGCCTCTCAGGTAAGATATGTTCATCTGGTTCTAAGTCTCCGTGCATATGTTCTCCTTGAACAGTTTTTATTTAGTGTCCATAAAAAATGGAGGGACTTTTAATCCCTCCATATCCTAACAAATATTCAGTTTTAAATCAAGCTTAACCTATAGAAGGAGCAACAAGTGCAACTTCAGTCTCACTAGCAGATGCTAGATCAAGTGGGAAGTTGTGTGCATTTCTTTCATGCATAACTTCCATACCAAGGTTTGCTCTGTTCAAAACATCACCCCATGTAGGTACAACCTTACCAGATGTGTCTACGACTGACTGGTTGAAGTTGAATCCATTAAGGTTGAATGCCATTGTGCAGATGCCCATAGAGGTCAACCATACACAGATAACAGGCCATGATGCAAGGAAGAAGTGAAGACTTCTTGAGTTGTTGAATGATGCATACTGGAAGATAAGTCTACCAAAGTATCCATGAGCAGCAACAATGTTATAAGTTTCTTCTTCTTGTCCAAACTTGTAACCATAGTTCTGAGAATCTAACCCAGTGGTTTCACGAATGAGTGAAGATGTAACTAGTGAACCATGCATAGCACTGAAGAGTGCTCCACCAAACATACCAGCAACACCAGCCATATGGAATGGGTGCATGAGGATGTTATGTTCTGCTTGGAATACAAACATGAAGTTGAATGTACCTGAGATACCTAGAGGCATACCATCAGAGAATGAACCCTGACCAAATGGATATACAAGGAATACAGCAAAGGCAGCAGATACTGGTGCAGAGTATGCAACACAGATCCAAGGTCTCATACCTAATCTGTATGAAAGTTCCCACTGTCTACCCATGTAGGCAGAAATTCCAATAAGGAAGTGGAAGATAACCAACTGATAAGGACCACCATTATAGAGCCACTCATCTAAGTTAGCAGCTTCCCATATAGGGTAGAAGTGAAGTCCAATAGCATTGGAAGATGGAACTACAGCACCAGAGATGATGTTGTTTCCATACATGAATGAACCAGCAACTGGTTCTCTGATTCCATCAATGTCCACAGGAGGAGCAGCGATGAAAGCAATTATGAAACAAGTAGTAGCAGCAAGAAGGCATGGAATCATTAGGACTCCGAACCAACCAACATAGATACGGTTGTTAGTGGATGTTACCCACTCAGTGAACTCAGGCCATCCAGATAGGAGGCTTTGTTCGCGTTTTTGAAGAGTTGTCATTAGTACAACAAAGGTTTAATAGGGCTCAAAGGGTAAGAGCGATATTAATATTTCCACCAATCCCTTCACTGGCGGACATGAAAGACGTATTTTACTTCCTCAGTCTTGGTTAGTAGGAAGATTAAGTGAGGATTTGCTCACTGACTTATTTAGTATAAAGAAATGTTAAGCATTTGTCAACCCCCTTGTGACAGTTCTATCCCTGCCATATGAGGTCAGGCATAGGTGCTTGCTGTCCTCTCATAACAAACATAAGAATAAGGTATCCAACAAACCATATGATGTTGAACAACCATGCCTGTCTCCAGAGATACTTTCTGATTGCCATAGACCTAAGAATCTCAGGTGCTTTGTCTTGTGATCTAAAGATCTGTTCTATTGTCAATGCAATAAAGAATCCTATCACCAATGGATAGAATACAAAGTTTGCAAATGACATGATGCCAATTAATAAAATCATTTTCTTACAATAAGACCTCCATCTTCATCTTCATCATCCTCCCAAGGATCTTCTAGTTCTGATTTCAATTCTTCAATACGATTTTGAAGATCTCTATACTCTTCCAAATCACATTCAGTTTTCTTTTCAAAGGTTACACCCATCAATTGCTCACCAGGTTCAACACCTTCCATTTCTGGATGGACTCTCCTAGTTACTTCTGTAGTCCATGTACCAGCATTATAATTC